GTTTTTAAACGAAATATTTTCGGCTGAAAAGTGTCCGAACATAATATTATACAAGGTTTGAACGGCAAGGTTTGTAGGTTTTACTCGTTTTTAAACGAAATATTTTCGGCTGAAAAGTGTTTGCTCGTTGAAAATCGATTGTGGTAAGATGGGTCGTTTAAACCGAGATACATAATGTTCTTTGACAAATTCAAGGATGCGTCGCGTGCTTATTGATAATTGAATATAATGTTACAGGAAGATTGTAATATTATATTGTGTGAAGTGGTTTATTAATCACTTACTTTCGTTAGTTTATAACCACTAGCAAAACCGGTTGTGAGCTTTTCGTAATATCCACCGAGACTGGCATCCGGTCCTTTTTCGAAAGTAATAACATCACCTTTATTATCTCCATTTTCAACTAATTGCATTTGAACAAAATTGTTGGTCACCATATCTGTAATTATCAGCTTTCTAGTCTTAGCACCATTCACGCCCCCCTCAAATACTTTCATCATCGTATCCATTATAATTTGGATTGAACTTGGGTTGGAAACACCAAACGCGACTATTAATGTTTGTGCGTATTCTTTAGTAATATTTTCAATATTTTTTCTATCCATAATACCGGCTACTATTCTGCCTACTGTTGAAAAATCCATTATATAACGCATATTTTCTCCTGTTTCATCCTTTTCTATTTTAACTGTATATAAGACCAAGCCAGGAAGTTTTTGTCTATTGAATGTGCCAAGTTCTCCGTTTTTATATCCTCCCTTCATAGTCCGCCTCTTCATAACCCTCTTCTTCATCGTCCGCCTCCTCATCGAACGCTTCTTCACCTGACGACGTGATTGTTTCACCATTGCTGTTATATCATATATCTATATTTTATTCCCCTAAAACTTTGACCCAATAACTTCGTTCGCCGCCATAGGCTCAAATGACATCATCCCGCCAGGCATTCCGCCGCCAACATTTTGTGAGTATGTGCTATTAAAATGCTGCTGTTGTTGGCTCGCCTGTGAAAGTCCGTAATCCGCCGTGCCAGTATTTCGGTTGGCGGTCAATACTGGGTTCGGCGGGGCCATTCCGCCGCCAACCATTCCACCGGGAACGCCACCCGCGTAAGGCTGGGAAAGAGGCTGCGTGATACGCACAGCCCCGCTGCCAGCACCACCAGCACCACCACTGCCGCCCGGTGCTCCCACACTGCCGCTATAGCTCGTCTCACCGCCAAGAAGCTCAATCGTGCGTTCGACGACAATTTGAACCTTCTCGCCCAATTTCGTCTTAATGCTCAATAAAATCATCAAAATGCCTAAAATTGTGGTAGTAAAGTTGAATTCGCTGTATCTATATCCCGAATAAGTCGGGACAAATGTAATGAGACGATGGATAAAGTAGATGAACACGAACATAAATAATATCTGCCCGATAATTTCGACTAAAATCATCAATGTCGCCTTGTGGTCGTCGGGTTCGGGCACATAAGTGCGAACCAAATACAACATCACTAAAATCGGCACAAAGCCAATCAGCGTGTATTGGACGATATTCAATAAAACGCCCTGTTGTTGCTCATCCAAACGAAACACATGGTCGATAAATGAACTCCCTCGCTTTGACCCTTCTTTCACGGTTTCTTCGAATGCTTCCATCGATGTATATACATAGTGAAATATTTTATACTGGGGAATAAATGTTCGCAATAACGAATTAAACATAACAAAATGTAATAACATAACATAAACACCGAATCATATGCTTCGCCGTTTTGCTCGTGCAAATAGCACCCCCCATTATCGCATTGACCCCAGCAGCGAAACAGGGAGGTTCGACCTGATAACACTTGCCACAGAAGAAATACCCACCACCATCCCAAGACCGCCGACATTTATTAAGCCACACGCCGAATACCAATACCTAAATCTTATTCACGATATTCTTCAAGAACGGCAAGAACATATCGGCCGCAATGGAAACACATTGTCGGTATTTGGAGCAGGAATGGTCTTCTCATTGGAACAGGGGTGGATTCCTATCCTTACCACGAAAAAGATGGCGTGGAAAACCTGCCTCAAAGAACTCCTTTGGTTCATACAGGGGAAAACCGACAACCGGATTTTACAAGACCAAAATGTCCACATATGGGATGATAATGCGTCACCCGATTTTATGGAGTCGCGTGGTCTGTCGCACTACGCCGAAGGCGACCTCGGCCCCATCTACGGATTTCAATGGCGGCACTTTAATGCTGAATATACAGGACATACGACCGATTATACCGGGAAAGGTGTCGACCAACTCGCCGAGATTATTCGGTGTCTCAAACACCCCACCGAGAGATTTTCACGGCGACTGATAATGACCGCCTGGAATCCGTGCCAACTCGACGAAATGGCACTTCCACCGTGTCATATTCTGTGTCAGTTTAATGTAGATTCGATGAATCGGCTTTCTTGCGCTTTATACCAACGCAGCGGTGATGTCGGTTTAGGCGTTCCATTCAATATTGCGTCGTATAGTTTTTTGACACACTTACTCGCGAAACATTGCGGATTAGTAACCCACGAGTTTGTCTATTATTTAGGAAATGCACATATCTACGATGACCATCTCGATGTGATGAAGACGCAATTATTACGCCAGCCATTCCCATTTCCGCGGGTTGAAATCTCGGTGTTGAGAGATGACATCAATGATTATACGGTCGATGATTTCCGCGTTTTGAATTATCAAAGTTATGACGCAATACCGATGAAAATGCGAAAATAATATAGAATTAATGTGTTATTAGATGTTATAATCAATACGCGAATGAGTGGAAGTGCAGCATTGTCAGCAGCTAGGAAGCGTCGTGCGTCGACACAAATGACGCCGTCGTCGGGAGGAGGAGGAGGAGTAGGCAGCAATACCCCCCAATCCGGCTCTTACTATTCGAAACAATCACTACAAGGTATTATGAACCAGAGCCCCGCTCAACTCAATCCGGCGGCGGCAGCAGCAGCGGCGGCAGCGGCGGCAGCGGCATTCACACTTCCGAAGGAGACAGCGCCCAATGTTCCTATTAATATTTATGAAAATATCGAGCTCATTAAGCAGCAATTGGCCGAGAGAAGTAAGCTTATACAAACGCAAGGGTCGGTGATTCCACCCGATAAACTTCGTGTGCTTCAGAAACAAAATGAGATACAAACGCAAATCCTTCGCCAGAAAATGATGATTGCCCAGCAAATGGAACTCGCGGAACAACAAAAGCAACAGGAAGCACAACAGCGTCAACCAACTGTAAGCAGGTTTTCATTAAATCCTGCAGCTGAGCCGGAGTTTATTTACGAAAAGGGAATACCGCGCAAGAACCCGAAATATAGAAAGCCAGAGGAAGTGGCACAAGCACAAGCACCGGCACCGGGACAAGCACAAGCACCGGGACAAGCACAAGCGAAACAGGTCGCACCCGTTCTCCCCCCTCACCAGAATTCAAGACATCCAATTTCGTCGCCATTTATAAGTATGATTACAGACACCGGTGTTATTCCACCCCCTATCGTAATTCTAAAATCACACGACGCTACACTTGAAACTCATCATCATAGCATACAAGAATTATTTGCTGAGATTGAAGAGCTACAATCTGCGATTCATCACCACCACCAACAGAATGGAGCACCAGCATCAGTAATAGAACCAACACAGCAAAAAACAATACATCGTGATTCGTCAGTTGCCACCGCTTATGACAATGACAATGGCAATGACAATGACAATGACAATGAAGAAGAGAGTGAGCTGTTAATGGATGTTGTAATGAATGATTTAACAAACAGTCGCGAATTTATCGAAGGTGTTGTGAGTAAAATCGTGAATGAAACCAATCTCTCGGAAGTGATTATGAAGATTGAACCGATTATTAAAGAGAACCAAGAACTTCGGTCGTTACTTCATTCACAGCAACTTATGATGAATGAAATGAATACAATGTTGCTTCGATTGTTAAACGGGCAGCAAGGGCAGCAAGGGCAGCAAGAGCAGCACGAGCACGAGCACGAGCACGAATACCACGACGAACCTACTCAAGAACAACAAGAGGGTGAATACCGCGATGAAGGTTTGGATAGTGACGGATTATATGGAAATGAAGAAGTGACCGAGATTATATTATCAGTTCAAAATGGTGACGATGAACCGGCCGCTGTCGATGAAAATAATTCCGCTGTAGAAGAAGTGTCTATCGAGCCGGAGGCATCAGTGGAGCAAGACGCACAGGCCGACGCACCGGCAGAGCCAGAGGCCGAGGCCGAGGCCGAGGCCGAGGCCGAGCAAGACGCACCGGCAGAGCAAGAGCAAGAAGCCGAGGCCGAGCCAGAGCCAGAGCAAGAAATCGACTATCACAGCGTCAGTCTTACCGAAGAAGAATGCTCCGATACTCCCCATTTCCCCGAACAAATCAATCTTATCATTCGCGAATTGTAACGCGTATAAAAAAAGAACTATAAATATGAATATGTAGTAGTATTCATATTTACAACAATGCTTATCATTTCTATTTTTATTTTTTGTATTGTATTATTTCTGTATTTACATATCCACTTTCATCTCAAGCGAAGTAATGATTTAGAAGTGTATGAAATCGAACAACCATCCAAACAGCGTTTAGAAGAAGTATGTGATATACGACAACCAACGACATTCGAGTTTTATAACGACCAACTGCTTACGCAACTTTCCTATCAATCAATACACACCAATTATCGTGCTTTTGATATTCATATCCGCGATGTCAGCAAGACACCACAAATAACTGACCGTCACGCTACAGACGATAAAACCAAAACACTTCAAAAAGGCACAGAACACGACCAGGTATTATATATCCCGGTCACATTTAAGATTGCGCACGAAGTCCTCAAAAAAGACACCGAAATGAAATACCTCAGCGAACATAATGCCGACTTTATCGATGAAACCGGGCTCATCAAACTATTTCAACTCAATGACGAATTCCTGCGACCGTATATGGTAAGCCGGTGTATGTATGATATATTAATGGCATCCGCCAATACTACAACACCTCTTCGCTATGAAGTGAATTACCGCAATTATTTCCTGGTGACACAAGGACAGGTTCGGATACTGCTAATACCGCCCAAAGATACGCGATACTTATACCCGATAAACGACTATGATATTTTGGAATTTAGAACACCTGTAAATCCGTGGAAGGTTCAACCCGAGTATCAGGACGATTTCGATAAAATCAAGACACTCGAAGTCGAATTATTCCAGGGTATGGTGATGTTTATTCCGGCATACTGGTGGTATAGCATTAAATTCATAACCGCTGAAACAAGTGTATGTTCCTTCAAATACCGAACGCATATGAACACGATTTCAATTGCTCCGCAGTTATGCATGAACCTTCTCCAGAATATGAACACGAAACGCGACACACTCGAGAAACGCACATATATCAAATCGCATTTTCAGGAAAGCGTGGAAAGCGGAGCCCCGACGGCCTCGACGGCCTCGACCGGGACACCTGCACCCACCGCCGAATATACCCCGTCATTAGAAGACCAATATCTCCCAAAATCACTACGAGGAACAAACAGTAATCCATATAGTATAATGAACGCGGTCGGGGATAGTGTATCGAATACGACACACCCCATTGACGGCGCAGCCCCCGCCCCTCTCGAATCAGCGACGGAACTTGCTACTGAAGTCGCGAGCGTGACCCCGAAAGAAGTCGTTTTACCATCGCTATAATTACACGAATACTGTCATAATAAATCTTCTAATAATTCACATACCTCCTTGATGGGAATACACTCTGCTGTCATCATCTTCGTAAATAATTTGTTTATTCGCGGTTCGGTAATTACATCGATAATGAGCGACGCAATATATCCGTCGTTTAAAAAGAAATATGTCGGATATCGATAATAGTAGCTGTAAAAATCGCGATAAATATACATCGTCAAAAAGGATAGTCCGAGAGACCACACATCGTGTTTGACATCGAGTATTTTCCAATTGTATTTACTTGTCTTCGTCGTGTCTGTTATATTTTTAAAATCAGGGTGGCAAAATGGCACAGTTCCGCCAGTTCCAACGCCGATTTTATGCTTTCCAGATAAACCAAAGTCGATTAAATATACCTTGAAATGTTTACATCGTTCGGGATGATTGATGTTGAAGGTTGGTTCTTCGCGAAATAAAATATTGTCGGGTTTGATATCCCCGTGAACAATACCAGCTTGATGAATGACAGATAATAATCGGGCACACTGATAAAATAGATTGACGAAGAATATCTGCTGTATTGCCGTGAACCTGTTATAAATATCACTCGCCAGATTTTCTTTTACCCAGGTATAGAGCGATACCGTGTCTTTGACATAATACTGAATACTGAATGAAATCATATTGGCACGGAGCTTATCGAAACATATCTTCGAGAGACGGTCGCCGTCGCCCGCGAACTCCATTTCGGCATTATCAATATAATCACAATAACAATGCTGCGTTCTACATTCGCAGACTTCATTTGTTTCTTTATTGCGACGAATATTCTGATAGAGTAAAAAGGGTCGAATAATTGCGTCGCTGTAATTCGCACGACCAGGCGTCGAGGCATCAGCGGCGGCGGCTAATGCTTGAATCACCGTGCTTTCATTATTAAAGCTATACGGACAATCATCAATACGAATAATATAGTCATTATACCGAAAAACCCCGATATAGTGGTTTGTTTTTTTTGAATGATACTGTTTTAACTCTTCGAACATCGAGCGATACATATTATTTGCAATAATAATATACAGTAATTTCATTTTTATTTTTGTGATTTCATTATCAAGTGCCGAATGATTACATAATGCTGTTTCAAAACGGTCTTCAAGTCGAACGCCGGATATATCGATTTGGTGTATATCCATCATTTTGAGTAGGTCTTGTAATTCGTAGTCGTCTTTGATGATAGAGACATCAATGTCGTGAGTGAATAATTTCCGGGTAATCATCGGGCTGGGTGGGGGTGCGGACGGTGTGTCGTCGAATGTATTCTCTACGGTTATTATACTGTCTTCTACTACAATAGCGTAGTTCCGTTGTCGTGGTTGTTCCTGCTGCTGCTGCTGCTGCGTGTTTCCTTTTTTCACAAAATTGCGTATTTTATGTGAGAACTTCGAGAGAAACGATAACATATATAGATTGTATGTAATATACTTTACTGTCTATATATGTTATTCTGGCAATGAAATTACATACACCCAAATGTATTCTCTTGACAGTAGGTCACATACAGAAATCCGTCAGCATCTTTGTGTTCATCGTATATAGCCCCGACAAGTGAAGTAATCGGGAATATCTTATTATTCACAAACATAAAGAGTGCCTTTTCGGGTGGAAAACGAACGCGTTTGCGTATAATCTGCTGGAGCTGCATCATTGTTAAATCTCTCGGCGTGATATATTTGGACTTATCGATGGGGTATGCGTCGCGGTCGTTTTTTGATGGCTGAACGATGAGCGGGACGCGGTCAGGATATTTCTCAAGTATGACTTGTGATTTTTTGAGGCGTTCTAAATAATCATTTGACATTCCGGCGGTATTCAGCGTCGATACCGATGTCGCCGCCGAGGACGCCGAGGACGCCGCCGCCGCGAAATCCGTTTGTAAAACTCCCGGAGAACTATACGAAGTAGTCATACTCATTATGTATATAATTATATACGCAACGGTTTATATTACAATCGACGAAAAGATTATTTAGAATTCTACAAGAAGTAATCGAAAATTGTATTAAATTGAAGATAGAATACCGATTTAAATAGATACAACAATCAATAATGAAATCACTATCACACGATATACGCAAATATACGACCGTTATCAAGAAGCAGGATGAGACAAGCCCCGCACCCGTGTCCGTGTCCGCACCCGTGTCCGTGTCCGCACCCGTGTCCGTGCCCGCACCCGCGCCCGCACCCGAAGAGTGTACCCAAACACCATCACCGGTGATGTCACCGGAACAACAACAAGCATTTGATAAATATAAGTCCGGCCAGAATGTATTCATCACAGGCCCCGGTGGAACAGGCAAATCGGCACTCATTCGAGAGATATACAAATACGCAAACCAGCAAGGGCATAATATACAAGTATGTGCTCTTACAGGTTGCGCGGCGGTAATGCTCGAATGTAAAGCGAAAACGATACATTCGTGGGCGGGGATTGGAATCGCCAACGGAGATATTGATAGCATCGTTGACCGTGTAGACAAAAACTTCCTGAAAAAGAAAGACTGGCGACAGACACGAACTTTAATCGTTGATGAGGTAAGTATGATGTCGAAGCGTCTGTTTGATATACTCGACCTCGTTGGTAAAATGGCACGACGCTGCCCTTCACGACCATTCGGCGGAATACAACTTATTTTCTGCGGCGACTTCTACCAATTGCCACCAGTCGGAGTCAATACAGAAGACCCAGACAATTCCCGGTTTTGTTTTGAAAGCGAAAGTTGGTTCGCGACATTCCCGAAAGAAAACCATATTCAATTAAAACATATATTCCGTCAAAGCGACCCAGTCTATTGCCAGGTATTAAACCAAGTGCGTGAAGGGCGGATTACGCGCCGAACGGACGAAATACTTCGGTCACGCGTCGGCGTGATACTTCCAGATGTGTCTGAAGACGGAACGCCTCAAACGAAACCTACAATTTTATACGCTACACGGTCACGCGTCGATGATGTCAACCGTCTCGAAATGGATAAACTCGCGATACTTGACCCAGATAGCCCTGTATACAGATACGAACTCAAGTATGTAACAGACCTGCCCTTAGGAGATAAAGAGCGGCAAATACGAGGGGCACAATCACCGGAACGCATCTCGAATGAATTGTTCAATCTGAAAGGCAGTCTTTTATGCGATGAGCGAATTCAGCTTCGGGTGGGTGCTCAAGTGATGTGTGTCGTCAATATGGAAGAGTCGATTACTACGGCGGCAACACCGATATGTAATGGAAGCCAGGGGGTCATTATTCGAATGAATGAAACAATGACGCCGCCTTTACCAGTTGTTCGTTTCAATAATGGTCTTGAGATGACGGTGAATTATCACACCTGGATGAGCGAAAATATTCCGGGAATAGGGGTTTCGCAAATACCGCTCATTCTTTCGTGGGCAATTACGATACATAAAAGCCAAGGGGCATCTCTCGAACGATGTATTATCGATATCGGCGATAGAGTATTTGAAGCCGGACAGAGTTATGTCGCGTTGTCTCGAATCAAATCATTGGAAGGGGTGAGTATTATGAGCTATGATGTCACCAAAATACTCGTGAATAAGCGCGTAAAGGCGTTTTATGGGGAGTTGTCGAATAGTCCGAATGTGTCGCCGACGCCGAAATAAGTGAAGGAAAAAAGAGAAGAAAGAGAGAGAAGTGAAAGAAGAAAGAGAAAGAGGGAAAAAATTGAAATGATAAAAATGAAAAGAGAGTAAAGCAGAGAAAGATGGAAAGA